ATGTGGCGGTCTGTTGCGTCCAACGCGATGACGTTTCTGATTGTCGCGTTGTTTGTGTTGGGTGGCGTGATTCTGTGGGGCCGCAGCCAGTATGAGGGCCCCGGGCCGCTGACGGATGCGATTTGCACGCAGGTTGAACGCGGCAGCACGTTTCGCCGGGTGAGCCGCAATCTGGAAGGGGAAGGGGCTGTGAGCAATGCCTCGATCTTTCGGATGGGCGCGGAGTATTCCGGAAAGACCGGGGAATTGAAGGCGGGAAGCTATCTGATCGAACCGGGTGCATCCATGGAAGAGATCGTGGATGTGGTCACCCGCGGTGGGGCCAGTACGTGCGGCACCGAGGTTGTCTATCGCATCGGCGTGACCCGACTGAGTGCGCAGGTGCGCGAGCTTGATCCCACGACCAATCGTTTTGTGGAGGTGGTGGCATTCGAACCTGGCGTCGAAGGCACGCCAGAGCAATACAACGCAGTCAAGCAGGCGCAGGACACCCGCTATCGGATTGCGCTGGCCGAGGGTGTGACGAGCTGGCAGATTGTGACCGCCTTGCGTGGGATGGATGTTCTGCGCGGTGCCGTCGAGGCAATTCCGCCGGAGGGTGCGCTGGCGCCGGACAGTTACGAAGTGCGCCAGGGCGATGAGCGGTCAGACGTTCTGGCCAGAATGGAAGAGCAACAGGAATTGAGGGTGTCTGCCGCATGGGAGGCCCGTGATCCGGACTTGCCGCTGGAAAACCCCGAGGAATTGCTGACGCTGGCCTCGATCATAGAAAAAGAGACAGGGGTGGCAGAAGAGCGCGCGATGGTGGCTTCGGTTTTCGTGAACCGGTTGAACCGGGGCATGCGCCTGCAAACCGACCCGACGGTGATTTACGGCATCACCAAGGGGCAGGCCGTTCTGGGGCGGGGCTTGCGCCGGTCTGAACTGCGCGCGGCGACGCCGTGGAACACCTATGTGATCGAGGGCTTGCCGCCGACACCGATTGCCAACCCCGGTCGTGCGAGCCTGATGGCCGCGGCGCAGCCCGAAGACACACCTTATGTGTTCTTTGTGGCCGACGGCACCGGTGGGCATGCCTTTGCCGAGACATTGGAGGAGCACAATCGGAACGTGGCGCGCTGGCGCGAGATCGAGGCAGAGCGTGCGTCGCAGACTGACGGCGGTTGAGCAGCGCGCGACTTGCAGCGTGCCGCCCGGCACAAGGCCTCGGTCAAGACATCCTGGGGTTGTGTAGCTGTTTCAATGAGTTGTCGTGAGTGTGAGGCGTAGAATACTGAAAAATAAAGGTTTTGTTAACCGCAGCGCACGCTGGGCGCTGTCCGGAGCGATTGAATTTTCTTGACTCTGCGAACGGTTACACGTATAACTTGTGACAAGCTAGGAAAAGTGGGCAAGCGACCGTCGGAGTGATCCGGGGTCGCTTTTTCATTTTGCTCGTGCGGGGGAACCCCAACGCATGAGAGGTTATGCACATATGACACTTATCACCCCGGGGCATGAAGATGCCCATACTGACGAGCTTTTGCTGTCGGTACAAGGCTCGTTGCGGGAATTGCGCCGCGAGTTCGAGGCCCTCAAAGAAAGGGTCCAATCGGGGGAGGACGTCAAGACCACGGAATTCAGCTCCAGGAGATCGAAGCTGAGCGACGTGTTGGTGAGTTGCCAGAAGTTGGAGACGACGCTTGCAGAAATCAGAAAAAAGCGAAGCGGTATCGCACAAGGGGGCTATGCCCTCGACCTTGATGCTGCCGGAGTTGAGGTGCGGTGCGCGCTTGGTCGCCTCCGCACCTGTGCCGGTGCAAGAACAGTTCCTGAATGAGTTGGGAGAGGGCGCCTTGTGCGCCCTCCCTTTTTTGTTCGAGTTCTGGGCGATGGAGCATCAGTTGCCGCCCGAGGGTGACTGGCGCACCTGGGTGATCATGGGCGGGCGCGGTGCGGGCAAGACCCGTGCCGGGGCCGAATGGGTGCGTTCCATGGTCGAGGGTGCCACCCCGTTTGATGCGGGCCGTGCCGCCCGTGTGGCGCTGGTCGGTGAGACGATCGAGCAGGTGCGCGAGGTGATGATCTTTGGCGACAGCGGTATTCTGGCCTGTTCACCACCCGACCGCCGCCCGGCGTGGCAGGCGGGTCGCAAACGCCTGATCTGGCCCAATGGCGCGGTGGCCAGCGTTCATACGGCCTTTGATCCCGAAGGGTTGCGGGGGCCGCAATTCGATGCCGCATGGGTCGACGAGATGGCCAAGTGGAAAAAAGCCGAAGCGACGTGGGACATGTTGCAGTTCGCGTTGCGTCTGGGTGAGCGGCCACAGGTTTGCGTGACCACCACGCCGCGCAATGTGGGCGTACTGAAGAGGCTGCTGGAGCTGCCATCAACGGTTGTCACCCATGCCCCTACGGAGGCGAATGCCGCCAATCTGGCGGGGTCCTTCCTTGAAGAGGTGCGGGCGCGCTATGCCGGCACCCGGTTGGGCCGTCAGGAGTTGGATGGTGTGTTGCTGAGCGATGCCGAGGGCGCGTTGTGGACCAGCGGGATGCTGGAGGCGTGTCACAAGACCGGGTCGATGGAGTTTGACCGGATCGTCGTGGGTGTGGATCCGGCCGTTTCCAGTGGCAAGGGGTCGGATGAGTGCGGAATTGTCGTTGTCGGCGCGCAGATGCAGGGGCCGCCGCAAGAGTGGACGGCCCACGTTATTCATGACGGATCCGTGCAGGGTGCGCGCCCGTCGGAATGGGCGGCGGCGGCGGTCGGAATGGTCGAGGCGTTTCAGGCGGATCGTCTTGTGGCCGAGGTCAATCAGGGGGGGCAGATGGTGGGCGAGGTTGTGCGCCAGGTGGACCCGATGGTGCCTTACAAGGCCGTTCATGCCAGTCGTGGCAAGGTGGCGCGCGCTGAGCCGATTGCATCGCTTTATGAGCAGGGCCGTGTGAGCCATGCCCCGAACCTGACGGCGCTGGAGGATCAGATGGTTCAGATGACGCGGCGCGGGTATGTGGGCGATGGATCCCCGGACCGGGTCGATGCATTGGTCTGGGCGTTGCACGAATTGATGATCGAGCCCGCGCGGGAGTACCGGCGGCCGGGAGTGCGTACACTTTAGCCGCCGCACTTTGGTGGCTTCTGCCCCTTCCCGGGGCGGTTTATTTGGCGAAATTAAGCAGGGGGTTTCCCCTGGTTTGCGAGGGCGGCGCTGGCGAGGCGGGTGCCCTTTCTTCTTTGGAAATGGGCGGGCTTTGCGGCCTGACGGATAGGAGACCCGAGGTATGGTGTTTGATTTCTTTCGCAACCGGGCCGCAGCTGATGTGCCTGAGCAAAAGGCCAGTGCGACCGGAAAGGTTGTGGCATGGCAGACCAGCGGTCGCGTGGCCTGGAGCCCGCGCGATGCCGTGTCGCTGATCCGTTCGGGCTTTTCCGGCAATCCGGTGGGGTTCCGGTCGGTCAAGTTGATCGCAGAGGCTGGCGCCGCGCTGCCTTTGGTGTTGCAGGACGGCGAACAGCGGTTTGATGCGCATCCCATTCTGGGTTTGATGAAGCGGCCCAATCCCGGTCAGGGCCGTGCGGAATTGCTGGAAGCGCTTTACGCGCAACTCTTGCTGTCGGGCAATGCCTATGTCGAGGCGGTTGGCGGGGAGAGCGGTGTGCCGCTGGAACTGCATGTCTTGCGCTCGGACCGGATGTCGGTGGTGCCGGGGGCGGATGGCTGGCCTGTGGCCTATGAGTACAAGGTCGGCGGCAAGACGCACCGGTTTGATGCCAGCGGTGCCATCAGCCCGATATGCCACATCAAGGCGTTTCATCCGCAGGACGATCATTACGGGTTCAGCCCGATGCAGGCCGCCGCCATGGCGCTGGATGTGCATACGGCGGCGACACGCTGGTCCAAGTCGTTGCTGGACAATGCCGCGCGCCCGTCGGGGGCCATTGTGTATCGTGGGCAGGATGGGCAAAGCCAGTTGAGCGGCGATCAGTACGAGCGTCTGGTCAACGAGATCGAGAGCAATCATGCGGGCGCGCGCAATGCGGGTCGTCCGATGTTGCTGGAGGGGGGGCTGGACTGGAAGCCGATGGGCTTTTCGCCGTCGGACATGGAATTCCAGAAGACCAAGGACGCGGCCGCGCGCGACATTGCGTTGGCCTTTGGTGTCCCGCCCATGCTGCTGGGTATTCAGGGGGATGCCACTTACGCCAATTATCAGGAGGCCAATCGCGCCTTTTACCGGTTGACGGTTTTGCCTCTGGCTACACGGGTCGCGGCGGCGCTGGCCGAATGGCTGGGCGCGCATACGGGTGAGGATGTGGTGTTGGCCCCTGATCTTGATCAGGTTCCGGCCCTGTCCGCCGAACGCGATGCCCAGTGGGCCCGAGTTGCCGGGGCCGAATTTCTGACCGAGGCCGAGAAACGTCGATTGCTGGGACTGCCCGCGCTGGCGGCGGAGGGGTCGGATGGATGAACCGGCATATGAAAGATTTGCCTGTGCACCGGGGTTGCGCCTGGAGGCTCATGAGCGGTTGACCGACGTCCATTTTCAAAACCTGGTGAACCGCCTGGACCGGCTTGAGGAACTGCTTGAGCGATTGGAAAAACGGCTTTGGCTGACGGTTTACGGCGTGGTTGCGGCAGTGCTGAGCACGGGGTTGCAATCCATCATGGCGGCGATCCCGCAGTGACTTTTCGAAGGAGAGAAATAATGCAGGCAGAGACTGGTCTGGAGACGAAATTCGCCCGGTTCGGGGACGGTATCACCGTTCAGGCCGGGCACGTGATCGAAGGCTATGCCAGCCTGTTCGGAGCCTGTGATCAGGGTGGTGACGTGGTGAGCAAGGGGGCGTATGGCGCTTCGCTCAAGGCCATTGCCGCCGAGGATCGCAGCGTCAAGATGCTCTGGCAGCACGACCCGGCCCATCCCATCGGTGTGTGGGATGAGGTGCGTGAGGATGCCAGGGGCCTGTGGGTCAAGGGCCGCTTGCTGCCCGAGGTGGCCAAGGGCCGGGAGGCGGTCGAGCTGATCGCTGCGGGGGCCATTGATGGACTTTCCATCGGGTACCGTACGGTAAAGGCAAGCAAGAATGACAAGGGCCAGCGGCTCTTGACGGAACTGGAGCTTTGGGAGGTGTCTTTGGTCACTTTCCCGATGCTTCCCAGTGCGCGTGTGGCGGCCAAGTCCGACGAGATGAGTACGGATGAGGACGCGATGCTGCGTGAGATGGCGGCGGCCCTTCGGGGTGCCCGCGCGAGCCTGGCGCGGCGCTGACGCGCTTAGCCTTACCATTCACAAATCAAGGACATGCTGATGAGCAAGACCGAGATCAAGGCTCGGGCCGGGGAAGGTTTGTCCCCCGCCCAGGATGTGGCCGAGGCCATTACGGGCTTTGTCACTGAATTCAAAGGCTTTCAAGCCGACTTTCAAACCAAACTTCAACAAACGGAAGAGCGACTGACCATGCTGGATCGGAAAAACATGACTGCTGCACGCCCGCCTCTGGCTGGTGGTGTTGACCAAGGCGCCCCTCATCAGAAGGCGTTCAACGCCTATGTGCGTTCGGGCGATGACGAGGGCCTTCGTGGCCTCGAGCTGAGCGGCAAATCGCTGTCGACGGCTGTAAATACGGATGGTGGATACCTTGTGGATCCGGCGACGTCGGACTCGGTACTGTCGGTTCTGAACGCGACGGCATCCATCCGCTCGATCGCGTCTGTGGTGAATGTCGAGGCGACATCATATGACGTGCTGGTGGATCAGGGCGATATCGGGTCGGGCTGGGCGACGGAGACGTCGAACCTGACCGAGACCACGACGCCAACCATCGACCGCATCACCATTTCGCTGCACGAGCTTTCGGCTCTGCCAAAGGCGTCCCAGCGTCTGCTGGATGATTCCGCCTTTGATATCGAGGGTTGGCTGGCCGGTCGCATCGCTGACAGGTTCGCACGCGCCGAGGCGGATTCCTTCATCAACGGCGACGGCATTGACAAGCCCAAGGGTTTCCTTGCCCACCCCAGCGTCGACAATGACGTCTGGACCTGGGGCAATCTTGGCTATGTGCCCACAGGTGCTGACGGCGACGTGACGGCGGAGTCGATTATCGAACTGGTCTATGCGTTGGGAGCGGCCTATCGCGCCAATGCGTCGTTCGTGATGAACAGCAAGACCGCCGGTCTGGTACGCAAGCTCAAGGACAATGACGGTCGGTTCCTGTGGACGGACGGTCTGGCTGCGGGTCAGCCTGCTGTTCTGATGGGGTATCCTGTTCTGATCGCCGAAGACATGCCGGATGCCGCAGTGGATGCCAATGCGATTGCCTTTGGTGATTTTGCTGCCGGTTACACCGTGGCAGAGCGCCCTGATCTGCGTATCCTGCGCGATCCTTTCAGCGCCAAGCCGCATGTCCTGTTCTATGCAACCAAGCGCGTGGGCGGTGATGTGAGCGACTTTTCCGCGATCAAGCTGCTGAAATTCGCAACGGCCTAAGGGCCAGAGCGGATGGCCGGGGGCGGGCTTTTGCCTGACCCCGGTTTCCGGGTGCGTGCTGGAAGTGCGCCGTGTTGTCTAGCTGCTCCCCTCCGTCCGAGCAATGCGGACTGGCGCGCGCCCGGGCCATTGGAGCCGAGGGGGAGGATTTTTCTTGGAGATATTCCATGACGTTGATCGAAGAGACCACGGTGCTGGAGTCAGCACTCCCGGTCGAAGACTTCAAGGCGCATCTGCGTCTGGGCAGCGGGTTTGAACCGGACGACGTGCAGGATGCCGTTTTGGTCGGGTTTTTACGCGCGGCCATCGCTGCGGTTGAGGCGCGTACCGCCAAGGCGCTGATCCAAAGGAACTTTGTGCTGTCTGTCACTGCGTGGCGCAGGGCGGATGCCCAGGTGTTTCCGATCGCGCCGGTACGTGCGGTCACGATGATGACGGCGATTGACCGTGCGGGCGTTCGCACGGATCTGGATGCCGAGCTTTACTGGCTTGAACGGGACGCACATCAGCCCCGTTTGCGGTCGGTCAGCCATGCCTTGCCGTCCGTGCCTTTTGCGGGGTCGATGGAGATTGCGTTCAACGCCGGCTTTGGCCCGGACTGGAGTGACGTCCCGCCTGATCTTGTGCAGGCGGTGATGTTGCTGGCCGCGCATTATTATGAGTTCCGTCAGGAAACGACGCTGAGCGAGGGCTGCATGCCGTTCGGTGTCACCAGCCTGATCGAGCGTTATCGCGTTATGCGCCTGGGCGGGGTTGCAACATGAATGTCCCGCGCATGAACCGGCGTCTGACACTGGAAAGTCCGGCCCGCATAGCGGACGGGGCGGGTGGTTTTGAGGAAGCGTGGACACCGCTGGGTGTGCTTTGGGCCGAGTTGAAGGCCCGCACGGGTCGCGAGACGCAAGTGGCCACCGCGCCGGTGTCGACGGTGCCTTATGCCATCACCGTGCGTGGTGCCCCTGTCGGTCATCCCGAACGTCCGATGCCTGAACAGCGGTTTCGCGACGGGACCCGTGTTTTTCACATTCGCACGGTGGCCGAAGCGGACCCCGAGGGGCGGTATCTGATCTGTATGGCGGATGAAGAGGTGGTGGTATGAGCTATGCTGTTTCTGCCGCCTTGCAGAGTGCTGTGTTTAGCACGGTTGCAACGGATCCGGGCGTTATCGCTGTGGTGGGTGATGCGGTCTATGACGCGATTCCCAGTGGTACATTGCCGGGCCTTTACATCAGTCTTGGCCCCGAGAACGTGCGGGCCGAAGATGACAAGACCGGATCGGGCAGCGTCCATCGCTTTGTGGTTTCGGTGGTCACTGACGTGCCCGGATTTCGTGCCGCCAAGGAGGCAGCAGGTGCTGTCAGCGACGCGTTGCACGAAGCCGATCTGACCCTGACGCGGGGAATTTTGGTGTCGCTGCAGTTCCAGCGTGCGCGTGCTTTCAAGATTGAAAAGGGTACTGGCCGTCGGATCGACCTGACCTTTCGCGCCCGCGTTGAAGACAACTAACCTCATATTTTTAAACGGAGAAAACCTATGGTTGCTCAGAACGGAAAAGACCTGCTGATCAAGGTCGATATGACCACGGATGGCCAGTTCGAGACGATTGCGGGCTTGCGCGCGACGCGTGTGAGTTTCAACGCGGAGGCGGTCGATGTGACCAGCCTGGAGAGTCAGGGCGGTTGGCGTGAGCTGTTGTCGGGCGCCGGTGTGCGGTCGGCCAATATCTCGGGCTCGGGTGTGTTCAAGGACGAAAGCACGGACGAGCGTGCGCGCCAGATCTTCTTTGACGGGGAGACACCGGAATTTCAGGTGATCATTCCCGATTTCGGCATTGTGGAAGGCCCGTTTCAGGTCACGGCCCTGGAATACAGCGGCAGTCACAATGGTGAGGCGACGTATGAGGTCTCTATGGCTTCGGCCGGTGCGCTCAGCTTTACGGCGCTGGTTGCGTAGATGACCAATCCTTGGAGGGGAGAGGTGACGCTGGTCATTGATGGGCAACCGCGCGTGATGCGGCTGACTCTGGGTGCGCTGGCCGGGCTTGAGGCGGCGCTGGCCGAGCCATCGCTGGTGGCGCTGGTTGAACGGTTTGAGCAGGGCCGGTTTTCCAGTGCAGATGTGCTGGCTCTGCTCAGGGCCGGACTGACCGGTGGCGGCTGTGGCGATATCGTTGCCGGTCTTGATCATGCCGAGATTGAGGGGGGGCCGATGGCTGCGGCCCGTGCCGCTGCCGAGCTGATTGCCCGTGCCTTCGTGGTGCCCGGGGAATGAGCACCGGTCTGGACTGGCCCGCCCTGATGCGGGCCGGGATGCAGGGCCTGCGCCTGACGCCGGAGGCGTTCTGGGCCCTGACCCCTGCGGAATTGCAAGTGATGCTGGGCGACCCGGGGCAATCCGCCCCGATGCTGAGCGATGGGCTGGACGCGCTGATGGCCGCCTGGCCTGACGCGGAACAGCCATAGAGGGAAAGTGCGATGAGCGATTACAAGGACGAGATCGAAGGGCTGGAGGAGACGACAGACGGGTTACGTCAGACGTTTGATGCCACGTCGGCCATGGTCAGCAGTTTTGACAGCGAGTTGCGCCGGATGCGCGAAAGTCTGTCGGCCACGAACAAGGATGTTGCCACGCTGGAAAAAGGCATGTCGCGCGGATTGCGCAAGGCCTTTGACGGGTTGGTGTTTGACGGTCTCAGCCTGTCGGATGCGTTGGATACTGTCGCCAATTCGATGATCAACGCCACTTACAACGCCGCCATAAAGCCAGTCGCCGACCATTTCGGCGGATTGCTTGCCTCGGGTGTGGGCAGCCTCGTGCAAGGTGCCTTGCCTTTTGCCGATGGTGCGCCGTTCTCTCAGGGTCGTGTTATGCCGTTTGCATCCGGGGGGATCGTCAGTTCGACCACGCCTTTTGGCATGCGCGGCGGCATGGGTGTGATGGGAGAGGCGGGGCCCGAGGCCATCATGCCGCTTGCCCGCGGCCCGGATGGCAAGCTGGGGGTACGGGGCGGGGGCGGTGCGTCGACGTCGGTTGTCATGAACATCACCACGCCGGACGTGCAGGGTTTTGCCCGTTCGCAGAACCAGATCGCCGCCCAGATGAACCGCGCACTCGGGCGTGCCAATCGCAATCGTTAAATTTCCAGGGGAGCTAGACACATGAATTTTCACGAGGTTCGCTTTCCCGCGTCCTTGAGCTTTGGCTCGGTCGGGGGACCTGAGCGTCGTACCGAGGTGGTGACGCTGGCCAACGGGTTCGAGGAACGCAACACGCCATGGGCCCATTCGCGCCGCCGCTATGACGCGGGGCTTGGCATGCGTTCGCTTGACGATGTCGAGACGCTGATTGCGTTTTTCGAGGCGCGTAAGGGGCAGATGTACGGGTTTCGCTGGAAGGACTGGTCCGATTTCAAATCGTCCGCCGCCAGCGGCACAACGCAATTCGATGATCAGACCATTGGTCTTGGGGATGGAGAGTTGGGAATCTATCCGCTGCTCAAGACTTACCGTTCCGGCCCGCACGAGTATGCGCGCCCGATCACAAAGCCGGTTCTGGGCACCGTGCGCGTGGGCCTGGGCCGGGATGAAATGAAAGAGGGTGTCGATTACGAAGTCGATCCGACAACTGGCCTGATCACGTTCCAGAACCCGCCCGAGCGTGATGTCGAGATCACCGCCGGGTTTGAGTTCGATGTGCCGGTGCGTTTTGACACGGATCAGATCCAGACTTCGGTTGCCAGTTTTCAGGCGGGCAGTGTGCCAAATGTGCCCATTGTCGAGGTGCGTGTGTGATGGGGGGGCAGAGTGCAGAGTTTTTGGCCCATGCCGCAACCGGTCTTACCACCTTGTGTCGCGCATGGGCGATCACGCGGCAGGACGGCGTGGCGTTTGGATTTACCGACCATGACAATGAGTTGTCGTTTGAAGGTATCACTTTTCGCGCGGAGTCCGGCCTGACCGCGTCTGCATTGGCGCAGTCGACCGGTTTGAGCGTGGACAACACCGAAGCCCTTGGCGCCCTGAGCGATGCCGCTGTGCGCGAGGATGACATCGAAGCGGGTCGGTTTGACGGAGCCGAGGTGCGTGCCTGGCTGGTCAATTGGGCCGACCCTGACACGCGCTGGTTGCAGTTTCGCGGCACGATCGGCGAGATTCGGCGCGCCGGAGGTGCGTTTCGCGCCGAGTTGCGCGGATTGACCGAGGCGCTGAACCGCCCCTTGGGCCGGATTTATCAAAAGCCCTGTACGGCAGTTCTGGGTGACGGGGCGTGTCGGTTCGATGTCACTCAGCCTGGCTATCGGTACGAAGGAGCGGCGGATCGGGTAAGGGATGGCCGTGTCTTTGAATGGGACGGTCTGGTCGGATTTGACGACAGCTGGTTTCAGCGTGGCCGTCTGGATGTGCTGACGGGCGGCAGTGCCGGTTTGTGGGGCATGATCAAGCGTGACAGCACCGGGGACGGTGTGCGTCGCATCGAGCTGTGGGAGGCCATTCGCGGCGGACTGTCGGATGGCGATACGTTGCGCCTCACTGTTGGTTGTGACAAGCGGTTCGATACCTGCCGCTTGAGATTTGATAACCTTTTGAACTTTCAGGGCTTTCCTGACTTGCCCGGTGATGACTGGGTGATGGCCTATCCCAACGGAACCGGAGCCAATGCCGGGGGGAGTCTGCGATGAATGGCTGTGCGAGTGCCGTTGTCGGCGAGGCGCGTGCGTGGATCGGAACACCGTACATTCACCAACAGGCGGCCAAGGGTGCGGGCTGCGATTGTCTGGGTCTTGTGCGCGGGGTCTGGCGTGGTGTGATCGGATCTGAACCAGAACGCCCGCCTGCCTATTCGATGGATTGGTCTGAGCCGCAGGGCGAAGAGCGGTTGTGGGCCGCGGCCTTGCGCCATTTGACGGCCAAACCGGTCAGTGATGCCGGTATTGGCGATGTCATCCTGTTTCGTATGCGCGCCGGGGCTGTTGCCAAGCATCTGGGCATTCAGTCCGAGATCGGGGCGCGGGCGGCCTTTGTTCATGCCTATAGCGGTCATGGGGTGGTTGAAAGCCCGCTGAGTGCGCCGTGGGCGCGCCGTATCGTGGCACGTTTTGAGTTTCCGACCGAGGAGGTCTGCTGA